AACGCACCGCGTCAATTACAAAAGTAATAAATTTTTAACCATTTCAAACTCAACCTCTATGTATTTGAGTAACGAAAGGGCTGTCTCGTACCCTGTTCCGGCACGTCCGGATTTTACGGGCATCCGAAAGAAGGCCGCACGCACCGGCCGGAAACTTTTGACCGCCTGCCTCGGCCGGGAGTTCATGGAACTCTCCGCCAGGCACAAGGTCTACGGACTTTATTTCATCGGAAGCCTGATGGCGCCGATCATACTTTACAGCGAAAGCCACCCGTGGCTGACAATTCCGCTCGTCGTGAACCTGGGGAACGCTGTAAGGCTGGCGAACAGGATCGTCCGCGAAACGAGTGCCGAAGATTAGTAGATGTTACCACGCACTCGCCGCCGCGCCGCCCGTGAGGGCTGCCAACGGCAACGGAGAGGGGTCGGCTCCCCTATTGAAACCGGGCTCCTCTCCTCCTTTTTTGAAACTAAAAACCAAACGATACGCACAAATGAAAGAACAAACACTTAATGAATTGTGGAAATCTCTCGACTGGCCGGATCGAACGGAACTGTTGCAGACCGTTTCCTCGGAACTTTTTGTCGGAACCGATGCCTTCAACGCGTGGCGTCTCGGCTACCGTCAAATCCCGAAAACCAAACGGCGGCACCTCACAACCATCGTCAAGAAAAAGTACGGCATCAACCTTAAAACCGCATAACCATGACTGAAATTCTCTCGATCATCTGCATCGCGGCGATCCTCTGGCGGGGTATCGTCGCCGCAGGCGTCGCCTACAACCGCATCAAGACCCGCGGGGTCTCTCCAACTCTCAATATCATCTTTTGGGACTCGATCCTCGTGATCGTACTCGCCGTATCGCTGCTGGTCAAAATCTGGACGCCATGTATGTAGACAGAGACAGCAGCGGACGCATCGCCGTCATGGATCTGAAGCCGGAAGAGTTCGAGACGATCCGCCGGGCGATCAAAGCCTTCAAAACGGGGCTGCTCCAAAACCGCCTGCCGGCCGGATTCTCTCCCCGAAGCGAGACCTACGAGCAATACCACCGCGCAGGGATGATACTGCGCCAAATCGAAAAAATATAACCAATCGGGGGGGGGTGACTCTCCTAATCATCGCAATATGATACCTGACGAAATAATACACCAAATTGAGGATATCGATTTACTGCGGGTGCTTCAAGACGAAGGTGTGGAACTAAAACGTGCCGGCACGCGCTATGTATGTTGTTGCCCCTTTCACGTAGAAAAAACTCCCTCATTTTCCGTAACGCCAAGCCGAAACAGTGCGTTTTGTTTCGGATGTCACTGGGGAGGCGGCCCTATCAAATTTATCCAAGAACGCCACGGCATGACATTTCCCGAGGCTTGTCGCTATCTGGGAGATCGGTATGACATCAAATGGGACGAGGACGAACCTACTCCTGAAGAGTTAGCCGCTCGGTACGAACGGGAACAACTGTTCCGCGCGAACGACATCGCGGCCAAATTTTTCCGGGAGATATACCGGCAATCGAAAGGGGCGCAGGAATATGCCGCCAATCGTTGGAGTGAGCAAACCATCGAGGAATGGGGAATAGGCTATGCTCCCGGACGGAACTCCCTGCTCCGGCATATTAAAGACCTGCATGAAAACCCCGAAATATTTATCAAGGCCGGACTGATAAAAGTCAGCGACGAAGACGGACACCAATACGACGCCTTCTTTGGGCGGCTTATGTTTCCGATCCACAACACAACCGGACACATCGTCGGTTTTACCGGGAGAATCATTGAGCCGAAAAAAAACGCCGAGGGCAAAGAGCCGCCTAAATACATCAACACCCGGGAAACCCCGATTTTCAAAAAGAGCGAAATCCTGTTCGGATATTTCGAAGCAAGGCGCATCGCCGCCCGCCGTGACATCCTGAATCTCGTCGAAGGGAATCCCGACGTGATCCGGATGGCGGCCATCGGACAGCCGAACACCGTGGCTCCTATGGGCACGGCATTATCGTCGAGACAAATCGAAATGATCAAGCGTGCCGTATCGAAAGTCGTCATCATCGGCGACAACGACGAAGCGGGACGCAAAGCCGTCATTTCCCATGGAGAGGCACTGACGGCCGCAGGACTGAACGTCAGGGTCATGAACATTCCCGAAGGAAAGGGCAAAGATGCCGACGAATTTTTCAAATATGAAGGCAATTCCTATGATGAATGTCTGGCCGAAAATACGATGGATTTCGTCGATTTCATGTACCAGGCCAAGATGCCCGAGGCGATATCGCAAAACGATCGACTCGAAGTAATAACCTACATCTGTGGATTACTCATATCCTACAGCGATACGTTGGCCCGCATGTATCTCGACAAATTCGGCAAAGAAGGAAAGCAGGCCAAGATATGGAACGAGACCTACTACAAGATCAAGAACAAGCGACAACTCGACAGCATCCGAGAGAAAAAACAGGAGCAGGTCGATCTGGTAGAAAAATACGGGTTCTATGTCCGGGAGAACTGCTACTACGGCCAAATCGCCAAAGTCGGAAATGCCGTGCAGTGGACAAATTTTATAATCCGTCCCATCGTCCTGATATGGGATGACACAACCTCATACCGTATGTTTGAAATCGAGAACATCAACCGTGAAAAATGCCTGATCACCCTGCCGCAGGATCAGGTGACGACGCTCGACAAATTCCAGCAGAACATAGAAGGCAAAGGCAACTATATCATCGAAGCCGTCGTCGCCAAACAGCAGTACACCCAATTGAAGAAATATATCTACGAACAGACCCCGACGGCGCGGGAGATCCAGCAGCTCGGGTGGCAAACACAGGGCGAGTTTTTCGCCTGGGGGAACGGGGCGTTCAACGGCGAAGAGTTCATTCCGGCCGACGAATACGGAATGATCAAAGTCGGAGACAAGCGCTACTACCTCCCATATGCTTCGAAGGAAGCCCGTGAAGATGCCGCCGGAGGTCTGCATCGCAGGTTCATATACGTCCAGCAGAGCGACATATCACTCTACGAGTATACCCGGCAATGCGTCGAGGTATTCGGAGACAATGCGAAAATCGCCCTTTGCTTCTATTTCACGACCCTGTTCGCAGATATCGTGAGGGCAACAGTAGAAAATGTGCCCATTCTGAACATGTTCGGCCCCATGGGGACCGGCAAATCGCAAATGGCCAAGGCGCTGGTCGCCCCGTTTCAGATACACCCCGTGGCGATCAATCTCAAATCCACGTCGATGCCGGCTCTCGGAGAGGCCGTCGCAGAGGTCTCAAACGCCGTGGTACACATCGATGAATACAAAGAGGATATCGAAGCCCAAAAAGTCGAATTCCTGAAAGGTGTATGGGACAACACCGGGCGCAGCAAGATGAGCATGGACGGGAAGAAAAAGAGAGTCATGACATCCGTAAGGAGCGGCGTAGTCGTCACTGGGCAGGAAATGACCACATCAGACAACGCGCTCATGTCTCGAATCGTTATGCTGTCGTTCTTCACCAACACCCACACCGCGGAAGAAGTCCAGCGTTACAATAAATTCAAACTCCTCTGCGACCGCGGACTCACACATCTCACCAATGAACTATTGCGCCATCGCCGCAAAGTCAAAGTCGGGTATCGTGAGGCATATGATCTTACGAATGCTGATTTGAGACGACGGACACACGGGGTAATGGATCGGATTCTCCAGAACTGGAGTTCGCTGCTGGCAACCCTGCGCGTCCTCGAGCCCCATGAAAATCTTCCGTTCACCTATTCCGAGGCCCTCGACATCGCCGTACAGCTCTGCCAGGCACAAAATGAGAAGGTGTCGCAAACCGACGAACTGGCCGGATTCTGGGACACGATTGACTCTTTGGCTACACTCGGAAAGGTATTGCTCAAGGCTGAATACAGAATCGAGCCCGGCCCGAGTTGGTGCTTCGCTGGGAAGGAACGTGTTACTCTGCCCGGAGAGAGGGAATATCTGCTACTCAATTTCGGACCATCAGCCGACCAGTATGCCATGCACAACAAATCGACAGGGGCAAAATGCCTGCCGAAAAAGACGTTGCAGGAATACCTCAAAAAATCTAAGGAATTCATGGGAATGAGAACCGGAGTACGTTTCATTCCACGGGCCTCATTCGGCGCAACAGTATGCGTATCAGAAGCAGTACAGAGCAAACCCACTTCCGCTATGGTGTTCGACTATACGGCCCTCAAGGAAAAGTATGAAATCGGATTATCACTGATAGCTTACGGCGACGGTTCCGACGCCGAACCGGAGTCAGACGAAAAACCGTTTTGAAATTACATGTGCGTATAGTCATTTTTCGACCTACATGACCTACAACGACCTACATCACTATTATACAGCTAAGAATCAACAAAATAAATAAAATCCACGTAAACCTACATCGACCTACATTAACCTACAACGACCTACAAATGAACTTACACTTACATACCTAAACCTACAAACCTACAAAACAGTTTTCGCTATCTCACTGATTATAACCCTTGTAGGTCGTGTAGGTCGTGTAGGTCGAAAAAATGTGTCACTTACTACGAAAAACTGATTTTTCCACAAAAACGCCCCAAAAACGACAACTTCAAATATCAACCTCTATGAAGAACGCACAAAACAACACCGCAAACAGTACCCGGCAGCCGGGGCCGAAGAACCCGGACAACTGGGCTCGTATCGAGGCCGTAATCAACATGGCCCAGATGACGACGAACGCATTCGCACGCCACATCGGACTGCCCCGAGGCGAAAACCTCTACCAAATCAAACGAGGGAATAACGGCGTGTCTCTTGACCTGGCCAACCGCATCGTCGCAAAGTTTTCCGAAGTAAGCAAACTTTGGCTTTTAACCGGCGACGGCCCGATGCTAATTGAAAAAACGGAACCGGCAAGACTTACGCCGTGGGCATATTTCGCCGGAACTGCGCTCCACGCACTAATAGCGAAAGATGTCGATTATCCGGAAAAATCGGCAGCCCATTACGCAGATCGCATGGTCGAACTTTATGCAAAGAGAGGAGGTCGGCAATGAATTTTCATATCTCGTGCATGGTGTTCGTACCCGACGAGCAACAGCAAATCGAAATCCAAAAATGGATGAACGGTATCGGATGGCGAATCCTCGGAGGACGAGACAGCAAACGTTGCTTTCTCGTGGCCGATACCGACCAGAACGCCGCCTTGTGGTTGGAACTGGACAGGGGTGCCCGAGCATGTTTCAGCCAAGATTACTACGATTGCGGCGAAAATATCGAAATGTTCAAAGCCCTGGCGGCGATGAACAGCGACAACGACCGCGAACAATGGTTCATCGCTCACGTCGTAATCCGCTTCGACCGGCTGAAAGACACGGTGCAGACCGAAACCGGAGAGCGACTGATTATGGCCGGTGACTGGTTCAAAGTCCTGATCCCGCGAGCCAACAATATCCGCGCGAAATGGATGGCGGCAGGGTGTCCGAACCAACTTTCGCACAAAGCGACCAAAGAGGAGATCATCGAACACTTCAAAAAATTAAGACGATGAGCGGAAATTCCAACAAAAAAATCGCATTCAACTATTTCGGCGGAAAATTCACATGGCTCGACAACCTCTACCAAAATTTTCCTGCGCAATTCTCGCACCTGGTCGATCTGTTCGCCGGCTCGATGGTCGTCTCAATAAACTATCGCGGAAAAGTCATTCGCACAGCGAACGAAATCAACGGAGAAGTTACCAATTTCTTCTGTCAGCTGCGCGACCACGAAGCAGAACTTGTACGGGGGCTTCGTCTGACACCCTACTCAGAAGAAGAGTTCGATCACAGCTGGGCAGAAGATAGTATGGAGATCTCCGATATTGAACGTGCCCGTCGATTCTACATCCGTGCACGGCAATCCTTTTTCGGACTCGGGGCCCAAAGACAGAAAAAAGGCTGGCACATGTGCAAACAACATATCAACGCACAAGGAGGCGAGGGTGTTTCCCGATGGAGAAACGGAGTAGAAAAGTTGCATGAAGTAGCGGCAGAGATTCGCAACAACTTTCAGATCATGAACTGCGACTACATGGAAGCCATCGACCGAATTGATTTCCCCGGCGCTTTCTTCTACTGCGATCCGCCCTATCCTCTGGAAAGCCGAGGCGGCCATAATAAAAATGGCGATTATCGCTTCGACTTCACGGATGAAGATCACGAGCGACTGGCCGAACGCCTACACCGGATAGAAGGGATGGCCATGGTGAGCAGTTACGATTGCCCGCTGACAAATCGGCTCTATGCGGACTGGCACAAAGTAAAGTTTCCGTTCAAGCGCAATAACATTCGTAGCAACATTGTGAACGGCTCGGGAACGGTCATGCAAGAGTGCGTATGGTGCAACTATGAACCGCCCGTGCGTGCGCAAAAACTTTTTTGATCATGGGCAAAATCACTCTTTCAGACCTCCACGCCCGCCAAGCGTGGCCTTTGGAGCAGAAAATCGACCACACCGTCGGAGCAATCGAGGCGTTCATAAACTACTGTGAAAAGCACGGCCGCAAGCCCTACGTCTCATTTTCCGGCGGACTGAACTCAACAGTACTACTCGACATCGCCCGACGCTTCGTCGATCCAGATATGCCGGGTGTGTTCTGTTCGACGGGCAACGAATGGCCGGAAATCGTCAGCTTCGTTCGACACACACCCAACGTCACGATCATCCGGCCGCAACTGACGCCGCGGGAAGTGATCGCCCGATACGGGTTCCCGTTGGTCAGCAAAGAGCAGGCGCATGCCGTGCGAGACATCCGCACATCCAAAAGCGAAAAACTGAGAAACTATCGGCTCTATGGCGATGGGAAACGCCAGCAAGGCATACTTGCGAAAAAATGGCGCTATCTAAGCACAGAACCGTACATGACCTCGGAAAAATGTTGCGAGATATTGAAAAAAAGACCTTTTGCAACATATAACGCTTCAACACTCAGCCTCCCAATGGTTGGAACTATGGCAGGAGAAAGTAAACGACGAGAGATTACATATATCAGTCACGGCGGTTGCAACTCCTTTTCAGACGACCCGCGCAAGACACACAGCGCTCCGTTGTCGATATGGACGAATGCGGACTGTTGGGCCTACATCCGCAAATTGTCGGTGTCATACTGCCCAATTTACGACGTACCGGGCATAGATCGCACCGGCTGCGTATTCTGCGGTTTCGGCGCCCACCTCGGGGGGGGGAGTCGCTTTCGGGTACTTTACACCCTGCATCCGAAACTCTACAAAATGGCAATGAATTACTCCAACAACGGCCACACACTCCGCCACGCCCTCCGGCGTATGGGTGTTGAACTGCCGGATGAGACACAAGAATTATTCTGACGATGGAGGCAAAAATCATTCGGGTATTCCCGACCAAGACCAATGCGACGCCGGATGACGAACTGGTACGCATCCACGAGGTGCCGTCGCTGTTCGACGAGGCCGACGAGGTACATATATCGGTCGCTTTCACGTGGGACATTCCGTGGGCGGAGTGGGCCGCCAAACAATGGGAACGAGTTGCCCCGGTGAAGATCGGCGGTCCTGCCTACAACGAGCCCGGCGGGGAGTTCGTTCCGGGAATGTACATGAAGAAGGGCTACGTCATCACTTCGCGCGGGTGTCCGAACCGCTGCTGGTTCTGCGCCGTGCCCAAACGCGAAGGCGGTCAGCTCCGGGAGTTACCCGTGCGAGACGGATGGATCGTCCAAGACGACAATCTGCTTGCCTGCTCGCCCGAACATATCGACGAAGTGTTCGCCATGCTGGCACGGCAACCTCATCGACCGCAGTTTGTCGGCGGACTGGAGGCCGCGCTTATGACCCCGGCGATGGCCGAACGGCTATACGAGTTACACCCCGATTCGCTCTTTTTCGCATACGATACACCCAACGACCTCGAACCGCTTAAAGCCGCGGGAAAAATGCTCCTCGATGCAGGCTTAACCAAGGCAGGCAACCGGCTACGCTGCTATGTGCTGATCGGCTACAAAGGCGATACCTTCGAGAAAGCCCAGAAGCGGATGGGCGAGGCATGGCGGGCAGGATTTATGCCTTTCGCCATGCTCTACCGAGATCGGGAGGGAAAATTCGACAAAATATGGCGCCAGTTCCAAGGGCAATGGGCCAACCCGACAATCACCTACTGCAACTGCAAAAAATATTTCGGAAAATGAAAACACTCTATCTGCCACTCAAAAAGGAATGGTACGAAATGATCGAGCGTGGAGAGAAACCCGAGGAATACCGGGCGATTGTGACGTATTGGATGACAAGATTATTGGACTGTTTCCCTATGTTCAATATGCCGACCGACGACGGTCAATGTCTCGAAGAAGGTGTGAACCGATGCGCTGGTTGTACAGCGGCAATGGGGCCTCGATTCAAGGAGTTCAACGCCGTCTGCTTCTCCTATGGTTATACCCGTCGCAGGATGACATTCGAATGCAAAGGCATCACGATCGGCCGAGGCCGGCCCGAGTGGGGAGCGCCAGAACACACAACGTTTATCATCAAATTAGGAAAAAGATTATGACAACAGAAACTATTTATACACCCGATGAGCTGACCTCGGGACATTGCAGGGCCTGCGGAGAAGAAAGCAACGAAATTTTGATCGGCGACGGCCGATGTCTGGATTGTATCGAAGACGAAAAGTTTTTCAAAGAAACAATGAAAGGATTATAGCCATGCAACTCCTTTACATCGACCTTTTTTGCGGTGCCGGCGGAACCTCGACGGGCGTTGAGCGGGCACAGATCGACGGTCGCAAGTGTGCGAAAGTCATCGCATGCGTCAACCACGATGCCAATGCGATCCTCTCGCATGCGGCCAACCACCCGCACACGCGCCACTTCACCGAGGACATTCGCACACTCGACCTCGGACCGATGAAAGTACACGTCGCCCGAGAACGCATGAAGCACCCCGGTGCGAAACTCGTGCTCTGGGCCTCGCTGGAATGCACGAACCACTCCCGGGCCAAAGGCGGCATGTCGCGCGACGCCGACAGCCGCACGCTGGCCGATCACCTTTTCCGCTACATCGAGGAGCTGCGCCCCGACTATATCCAGATCGAAAATGTCGTTGAGTTCATGGAATGGGGGCCACTCATCGTCAAGGAGAGCGTCGGCCCAGACGGTGCGGCCTTCTGTCCGCTCGACATCAAACACGACCGCAAGCGACGGACAACAACCGTCGCCCCGGTGTGGGTTCCCGACCCCGAACACAAGGGAATACACTACCGCCGCTGGGTGGAGGAGGTATGCGCCCACGGCTACCGGTTCGAACATCGTGTGCTCAATGCGGCCGACTTCGGGGCCTACACATCCCGGGTACGATATTTCGGGCAGTTCGCGCGGCCGGATTTGCCGATGGCGTGGCCGCGGCAGACGCACGCCCGAAATCCGGAGCAGACACGCGACCTTTTCACCGAACCGCTCGCGCCGTGGCGGCCCGTGCGGGAATGCCTCGACTTCGAGGATCGCGGTGAGTCGATCTTCGATCGCCGCCGGCAACTCGTCGGAGCGACACTCGACCGCATCCACGCCGGGCTGGTGAAATTCGTCGCAGGAGGCAAAGACGCTTTCCTCGTCAAATACAACTCCCGAAACCAGTCCGGCAAATACATCGCTCCGGGACTCGACGCTCCATGCCCGACCGTGGCGACACAAAACCGGCTCGGCGTAGCCCGTGTAGATTTCCTGTCCAAGCAGTTCAGCGGACAGCCTGCGGGCAAGAACATCCCCATTGACGGCCCGGCCGGAACCGTTACGACAATCGACCACCACGCCTTCGTATCGGCATACTACGGAAACGGATACAACTCACCCGTCGAACGGCCGGCCCCTACGCTGACAACAAAAGACCGATTCCAGTTGGTGCAGCCATTTATCACCAACTACTATTCCGGCGGCGGGCAACTCTCCGGAGTGAACGAACCAACCGGCGCGCTGCTGACGAACCCCAAGCAGCGTATCGTGAACGCCCACTACCTGCTGAATCCGCAATACCGGTCCGCCGGCGGCTCTGTGGATGCGCCTTGTTTCACGCTGATCGCACGGATGGACAAACGTCCGCCTTATCTGGTATCCATCGAGCAGGGAGTACCTGCCTGGACAATCAAACCGGACGACATTCCCGAAATGGTGCGCGTGAAAGAGTTCTGCATCCTCTATGGCATCGTTGACGTCACGATGCGAATGCTGCGCATTCCCGAAATGAAACGCATCCAAGGATTCGGCGACGACTACGTGCTTATCGGATCGCAGGAGGAACAGAAGAAATTCCTCGGCAATGCCGTCATCACCCAAGTAGCGACCGCATGGAGCGAGGCAACTGCCACAGCTCTCGACGAAATAAAATCACCTGAAAAACAACACAAAAAATCCAACTATGAAAATCACAATCGAAAACACCGACAAAATCGTTACCCTGAACGGAGTTCCGGCCCGGATATGGGAGGGAGAAACCGATTCCGGAATCAGAGTCCATTGCTTCATAACCCGGATCGCCGTGAAACGGGACGAAGCACGCATCGAAGAGTTTGAACGGGAATTGCAGGAAACGGCATCCCCGAGTCCCGAAATAGCCGCCTACCCTTCACGCCTGATTATATGACATCCCGAGAAATCAAGGCGGCGCAGCTCCGCCGCCGCATGGCCATCCAAGCCATGACCCCGCACCGACTGCCGAAGCGGCCGAGCAAGGTCGAACAGCAGCAGGCCGCCATCGCCGTTGACATGCTCGTGATGGTATTGGCGCTGCCCTATGCAATGCTCGATCTCGAAGACGGACTCAAGGCTGCGGGAAAATTCCGACATGAGATCAAGCGCCGGCATCGTCAGGCCGAAGAGATCGTTTTCTCCGTGACGGAGCCGGCCTATCGAGTCTTCGCCCGCTACTCCGAGGAACTGGCATGGGATTACGTCGAACGGATGGAAAACCTCTATGCCTACATCCGGGAACAGGTTCCCGGCCTCGAAGGTGCAGACGGGGCGGTCGAGTTGATCGAAGCACTCTGCCGACTGATCGAGACCTACAACCGGCGACTCGAATACGTCTACTATTTCAACCGTGCAGAACCGATCTACAAGATTCCACGACTGCTCGAATGTATTCCCGCCCGCAGATGCGACATCGCCGAACAGATCGAGACGGCATTGCAAAACTACAACCGCGAACGATATGGAAAATCTTGACATCACACCCAAGGAGATCGAAACATACTCCCGAAAGTTGATCCCGAAACTGGCCCGGTATCCGCCGTGGCACTGGGTTCGAATTGCCGACATCGCGCACAATATCGAACGATTCATCGGCATCTGCCAGTACCTCGCCGACAGAGGCGCTTTCGACGACGAGGACGGTGAAATGCAGATCGACATCTATAAAGATACCTTCGTGAGGCTCAACCCTATGTATTGGGAAAAGAAACGACTCCACAAACATAACCCTTATGATCGTAAAACTCAACATCAAAAACAAAATCCTTTTTAACTATCTGGATTATCTGTTTATCCGCAATCCGGACGGGACTCATCATGTGACAATGAAAAACGACTTCGGGCGTCTGCTGGTCGCTCTTGTCCGCCGATCGCCGACAGAGGTTCCCGTCCGAAACGACGGATTCACAGCGCGTCTGAAACTCCCGAAGAACATCTGTTCGCAAAATGCCGAGTTCTACCATCTCTATTTCACCGAACAGGACGCAGCCCGGCTCAACGTACTCCTCGACACGATCTTCAACCTGGATTTGAATGCCTACTACCTGAAGGGCAGCAAACGCAATATCCAGAAGCGGGAGATCATCGAGGCATTCATCGTCAGCAGGAAACTGTTCGCCGAAGATTTTGCCGAAACACTCGGCAAACGGATCTACCGAGAACAACTCAAAGATTTCGAGCGTTTAGTATCCTCGCTCTACAACAAAGCACGCTACAACAACGACCGGATCGAAGGGCCCGAAAAACCTTCGGAATAGCCATTGTTAAATAAATTTAGTTTTAATAGCGATTTTAACTTTTTAACTGATAATAAAATGCCACGCAAAACCATCGTCCGCCTCTCGGTCAAGTCAGCCTTTACCCCGGAGGCCCCATTTCGGGAGCTGCAACTCTCACCCGGGAGCGCTTCCATCGAAATCTCATCCAAAAAAGAGACACCGGGACTCCTCTGGACTACAAAGATCACCGCAACACTCGTGCGGGACGATCGTCAACTCCACGAGCTCTGCATCTTCCGGGTCCGGACAACCGAGGCTTACTATATCATCGGAACCGAAGATATCCCGGCGCAACCGACGCATAAAGAAGAGCATTTGGTGGTCATAACCATTGAATACAAGTCCAGGACCAAACCCACGGCGCATAAAAAGGTCCTTTCCATAGCCCCCGCCTGCGAGTAAGTTTGCATCGAGTAAACTATTCGCATTATGCCCGACATCCGAGTCGCACTCTCCCTATACCGTCATCCATGGCTCGTGGACGCCGCAATCCTCGCCGTAGGACAGCGCATCCTCGCCGGTGGGAAGATCGACCTCGAGAAAAAAGCAGCGGCCTATCCCGTCCAACTTGCCCAGGACGCTCCCGAAAATCCCGAGGCCCCCGACACCGAAAAGAAGGTGGACGGGGCCGTCGCGGTATTTCCGCTCAAAGGGATGCTCCTCAAAGAGGATACATGGTGCAGTTACGGTACCGAGACCGTCGCCCGGGCAATACGCAGCGCCGCACATGACGACCAGGTCATAGCGGGGGTATTGGCCGTAAACTCCGGAGGTGGTTGTGTCGATGCTATACCCTGCATGCTGAAAGCCATCGACGAGTTCAGGAGTTGCGGAAAACCGATCTTCGTGCACTCGGATTACTGCTGTTCGGCGGCATACTGGATCGCATCCGCGGCCGAGCGTATATTTATGGACAACACGATGGCATCCATGGTCGGCTCGATCGGGGCCCTCGCCCAGGTCATGGAAACCGCACCGGGAGATCTCGAGAAGAACGGATACAAGATCCACATGATCTATGCCGATGAATCGCCCGACAAGAACAAAGCCTACCGCCGTCTTCAGGAAGGGGACGAAAGTGTTTACAAGGAGGATCTCTCGCGCATCGTATCGATCTTCCATACCGACATCAAGGCCAACCGGCCCAACCTCGCGGCAGACGCTCCGGGAGTTCTCACCGGCGACGTTTTCTACGCAGATCAGGCTGTCGCCAACGGTCTCGCCGACGGCGTGATGACACTCGAGGAAGTCATCGCACTGGCGGCCATCGATTCCACGAAACCGAATCAATCCATTTGATACCATGTCTTTTCTCAAAACTATTTCAAAGGCCATTCTGAAGACAGTAGGAGCGGCCGAATTCGCAAAAGACGAGAGCGGCAAGCCGATCCTCACTGCCGAACAGCGGGCCGTCGCCGTTGAGAAATTCGGCGAAGGTGCCATCGCTGCTTTCGAGCAGGCGCTCGCAGGCGATGACGACGACGCACAGAAAGGCGTCAATTTCCTCATGGCACTCAAAGAGGCGCATGATCTCGACGCAAAGGATCTCAACGACCGTCTCACTGCCGCGATGGCGGCGCAGAAGAGCGCCGAGGCGGAGCGCGACCGTCTGGCCAAGCTCCCCGAACCTCATCCCGCCCCGACCGGAGCCGCATCGGTTCCCGCCCCGGCCATTATGGTCGATATGAAAGCCCTGCACAACATGCAGGTTGCGGCAATGCTCAAGGAGGGCCGCATCTATGGGGCCGCCGACACCCCCACCCTCGACGTTGCGGAACTCAACAAGGAGTTTTCGATGGCGATGCCGCCCAAACAGCGTATCGACATCCTCACCAAGGAAATCTACCTCGGATTCCCCGACCATGTCCACATGACGATGGTGCAGTCCGACACCGATTACATCGCATCGGCAGCCCTGATCGACTCCGTAGTCCAGGAGTTCACCGACGTATGGACTCCGAAGGGACAGGCCAAGTTCACCCCGATCCGCATCCCCTACCGCCGCCACAAGATCAACGTGCGCATCAAGCCCACGCAGATTCTCAAAAGCTGGCTTCTGTATCTCTACCAGCAGAACACCACTTTCGCGCAGATGCCCATCACCAAATACATCGTCGAGCAGCACATCCTGCCCAAGATCCAGGATGACCTCACGCGCAAGATGGTCGGCAAGGGCAAGTACGAAGCCGCTCCCGCCGGACAGAACGACGGTGACGCCGGACGCGACGCCGCGCAGGCCATGGACGGATTCGAAACCATCATCTGCGAGGATCTCAAGACCGGCAAGGCCAAGATGAACTTCTTCAAGGGCGCCGTAAACCTCTTCGACCTCGAGGGCAAAGAGTTCCTCGATGCGTTCCATGCCTACGTGGATGGCATCAGCAAGTATTTCGTAGGCAACCTGCCGATCTTCTGCTCCGAGCAGATGGTGCTGCACTACCAGCGTCAGGATTTCGCCGTAAACGGCAAGTACACAGGCCAAACGATCGGAAACTCGGTGCGGTTCACCAAGTTCACGCTCGTCCCGCTGCTCTCCATGTACAACTCGCCGATGCTCTTCGCCACTCCCAAGGAGAACTTCGTGGAACTCGTGGACATCAACAAGGCCCCGAACATCATCCAGAAGATCGAAGAACACCACTACGACGTGGACATCATCGGCGAGTTCTCACTCTCGGTCGGCTTCCGCATCGGCGAAGCCTTGTACGTATATGTCCCGGCGGACTACGACCCGACGAAGGCCATCATCGCAGACTCTTCGGCTATCGTGGCCGAAGGCAGCGTGTGGATGCACGGAGGAACTGCCGGAACCGAGACGCCTGCTCCCGACCCCGACGCCGGAGGCGAAGAGGAAACCGCTTAATTTCGAATAGACTATGGCACAGCAAATCAAATCAGTCCCCCGCCCCGAACCGGGCGCGGGGGTTCCGACGCCCAAAGGTGAATTCCTGTACTTATACTTCACCGACGACATCGAAAAAGAACCCGACATCCAACTGGGGAAGACAGCCTACACGGCCGAGGAGTTCGCACTCAAGACCGGCGCCAAAGGCATCAAGTTCTACGCCACATCCGGAACCATCGAACCCGTCATCGAGAAAACCGGGGATACCGATTCCATCGGATTCACGCACGGGATCAAATGGGCATATCCCGGAGCCGCGGCCGACGGTGTAATCTCCCTGCTGGCGAACCGCTCGGTCGTAGCGTTCCACCAGACCTGCGAGGGCGGGATTTCCCGAAAGTACGGCTCCAAGTGCTGTCCCCTCTGTTTCTCGGAGATCACCTACACCGACAACAAGGAGGCCAACAAACGCGAAATCACCTTCAAAGGTGCATCTCCCGAAAAATACCTCCCGATCGACATCTCCGGAGATCTCCCCGCAGTCGAGGAGTTCGAGGTTGAGTCCGACACCGGAGGTGAAACCGCCTAATACGCAGCTCCCATGACCAAAGAAGCAACGACAATCCCGAACTCCCCGACGGTCCAGACGGCCGCCGGGGACTCGGATGCACAAGAGAAAGTGCGGGATATCCAGTCGGAACAGGAAGGCAGCACCACCCCGTCCGAGCCTGCAACCCATGCGCTCGGAATCTCCGAGCGCACAGTCATCGTAATCGCAGCCGCAGGTGCAATGGCAGAACTCATGCTCCGCATGTGGCAGAAAGCTGCGGCACCGGCCGACATCCGCATCGTCCCGGTGTTGTCGTTAGCCGAAACGATGGCTAATATCATAGCGGACGACCTGATTCCCGACGAATTCATCTTCGTGCCGCACGGATGTTTCCCCACGGCCAGGCTGACGCTCGCGGACCTGAGTCTCTACCGCCGGCGCGTTCTTCCCAAAGGCAAAACGATCGGGTACACCGGACTGCCCATGCTCATGACCAAAGAGCATCTCGTCGATACGCTCAAAGATTTCACCGACCCGGTACCGCCTGCCGACGAGGACTTCATCGGACATTACAACGAGATCGCGCATGCCGGGGAGATTCCCAACCAGATGGCATTCTCGTTCGGCAATGCCGTGGGATATGTCACCCGGCCCGACTTCTGCCCTGCGGTGCTGATCGACTTCCTGCGTTTGCGCAAGTTCGTATGCGTAACGCCCGAAGCATTCCCGGCAACAAAGCCTTATCTCGAGGAATATGCCAAACGGTAGAATCGCAGAGGACGTCCACCAATGGTTAAGAGCCGGAGCCGAGATCAACGCAGGGCTCCGGCTCTTTGACCAAATAAGCACCAACCGCCATTTCGCACGGATGGTCGCGGCCAACCCGTCGAAATACCGGCCGATGCTTATCGCCAAACTCTGCACCCTCACCGGAATCGACCCCGGCATTGCCAATAAAGAGCAGCAGACGCCCCTGCGGCCCAAATTCCGGGAACAGTACCCCTTTCTCCGGGAAACAGGATGCCCGCCCGAACTCAAGATTCTCGCGGCCGACAAACTGACAGCTTGGGAGAATTACACGCAGGCACACGCAGCGCTGTTCGACTGTACATCCCCCGAAGAATGCTACACAACAGCCCGGAAAGTTCTCGACAATTATCTGGAAAACCGACAGATCTTCGAAGAACTCGACTATTACCTCCGACACCGTACGCCTCTCGGAGTGCATCCGATATTCGAACGGCTGCGCAAAATCCGCGCTTTCCGAAAACTCTCCATCCCCGAATTGTTCAAGGCGCAGAAACGGCTTCAATACCGCGTCTGGTGGCTGCGCAAAGTCATCGAAAAGAACGACAAACCGCATCTTCGGGAAAACCGCGAGGAGTTGCTCGCGGAATACGAAGCACAACTTCTCGAAGTAGACAAAATCATTGCTGCCTATGCCCGCAAGAAATAAACCATACGACCGGGATAAGATCGGCGCGACATTCACCCCGGAGCATCAGGAGGAAATTCGCATGCTGGCAGGACTGAACTATACACCCCGTGAGATCGCCGATTACTTCAAGGTGGATCGCGAACAGTTCATCGCCGAAGCCAGTGATGCCGGCAGCATCGTTCGCCAGCTGATCGAACAGGGACAGATCCGCGTCGCAGCCGACATATCGCTCAAACTCTACGCCAACGCCAAAAACGGCGATGTCCCATCCATTCAGCAACTCGGCCGGATTCGACGCGAAAAAGCCTTTCAGGTGTCGAAACTCGACCTGTTCGGAGGATTCGAGGACAAGGAAATCTACGAGAAGCTCAACGAATACATTTCATCGGGGTGTTCCGCAAGCCTTTCGAGAGACGAACAGACGTTCTTCGAACTCCTTTCTACGATCAACTCTCTCGACCGGAAGTTCGGAAAACGAAACACCGTCCGACTGCTGGTGGCTCAATACGGAATGACCTATGCGAAAGCAGTGGATCTCTACGAACAGGCCGACGCACTTTTCTATTCCAACCGGAACAGCGACCGCGAGGCCCTGCGGAACAAATACGCCGACATGCTCTACGACTGGGCCGTGCAGGTGGCAGACACGGCACAGTCGGCCAAAGATTTCGAGATCGCAGGCGATCTGATGATGAAAAGCCGCGCCGCCCGAGGACTCGATAGGGAAGATATCCAGAAACTCCCCGCGGCCATGTACCTCCGCCCGATACGTGTATTCTCGCTGACGCCCGAAATATCGGGACTCCCCAAGGTCAACCGCCAGCAACTCGCACAGCATATCGCAGCCCTTCAGATTCCCGAGCGGGAACGGCGGCGCGTCCGCAACGACGCATTCATCGAGGACGTAAACATCGAAGAATTCATCGCATATGCCGAACAGAGCCAAAATTAAAACTGGGGAAAAGCCCTACGTCGCCGAGGTGCTGATGAACTGGCTCGCGCAGTTCCTGGCGATGATCCTTCCGACCAACCTCGCGCTGATCGCAGGACGCGGATCGGCAAAAACTTCGGAAATTCAGGTCGAACGGCTGATCGCAATGATGTACGACATGCCCGGAGCCCCCGCAGCATGGGTGGCAGATACTTTCACCAACCTGCAAGCAAACGTATTGCCCACTGTCCTCGAAGGACTCGAAAGGAAAGGGTACCGGGAAAATACGCACTTCATCATCGAAAAGCAACCGCCCGAATACTCGGATAAGGAATGCGAAGATCTCCCCCAGTGGCTCCGCCCGCATTTCTGGAAGCCGTTCAACAAGATCGTCAGCTACAAGCGTACGATCATCTTCTTCACGGGATTCAACCTGACATTCGGATCACTCGACCGCCCGGCCTCCTTGGCAGGCCGCTCCTACGTCCATGTGTTCGGCGACGAAGCCAAATATTTTCCCGAAGAGAAGATCGCAAACCTCCTGAAGGCCGTGCGAGGATACCGGGTGCAATTCGGGCGATCGCCGTTCTACCGCGGGCGCACCTTCACGACGGACATGCCGAACACCTCCAATGTCGGGGAGTACGACTGGATATTCAAGGACCTCAAGAACATGGACAAGGAGATGGTGCTCACACTCTACAAAACGGCCCTTGTGGTGAACGAGGCGACGCAGGAATATATCGCAGCAAAAGAACGGTTCATGCAGACCCGCACGGACGAAGACCGGAAAGAATACCGCAACAAGCTCCGCACGCTCAACAGATGGTATGCGGACTGGTACGAACTGCGCAAGCACCCGAAGGCCCGCACCGTATTTCTGCTGGCATCCTCGTATGTCAACGTAGACATCCTATCGCTCGAATATCTCGAAGATGCGATGTCTACACAGCTCGCGGATGTGAACGCCGCGATCCTCTCCATGCGCCCCAGACTCGAAGCTGGAATGCGCTTCTACGCCAACCTCGGAGAACGGCATTTCTTCGACGACGGGAATATCCTGTCGGTACAAAACGCATTCGGCCTGCGGGATCGGGAAGATTGCAGCGTCCTCCGTTATCTCGATCCCAAGCGCGCCCTCGACGTGGGAATGGATTTCGGGAATATGCAGTCGATGGTCGTGGCACAGGACGACGGACACATCCTCCGATGCCTCAAAACCTTCTACGTACTCCCGCCGGCCTTCCTGCGGGAATTGGCGGATGATTTCCTCGCCTATTTCGCACAACACAAAGAGAAAACCATAAACCTCTACTACGATCGAGCCGGAAACAACTACCGGCGCCAGAAAGAGGATTTGGCCTCCAAAATCAAGGAAGCTATCGAACGCGATGCCGATGGCAAGAGAACCGGATGGAAAGTGATTCTCAAATCCAGGAACCAAGGCAACATCGGCCAGGCTGACGAGTACGTCTACATGCAGGAACTCCTATCCGGACGGAATCCCCACCTTCCGGCCATTCTGATCGACACGTACAACTGCCGGCCCCTCAAAGCGTCGCTCGAAGGCGCCAAGACACGGAAAACCGACAAGGATCAGATTGCAAAGGATAAACGAAGCGAAAAACTCCCGCCGGAGAGGCTGCCGATGGAATCGACCAACATGTCCGACGCGTTCAAATACCTCGTGATGCGCAAGACCTGGGTGGCTTTGACCCGTAAAGGCACGCGGCCGATCCGTGTCGATGCTGCAATCTAAAACCGGCTGACGAACACCATACGGTTCCCGCCCCGAAAAAAAATCGGGGCGTTTTCTATTTTTTTCGGCAAAATATTTGCACAATAATTAAATGATTATTATATTTGTATCGTCAAACAAAGCAAATGAACTATGAACCCAAGCAAAGAACAAAAGGAGTTGGAAAAGGAGCTGATCTATTATTTGCGGCTTTTCAATGAACTCAAAGGCCGGAACGGGGCCGACAACATAATCCCGTTCATTGAGGCAAAAATCGACGAATTGGTCGAATCAATTAAAATGATGTAAAACAAATCCCCGCCGTGAGAGGGCGGGGAATCAAAACCGAAAAATATGGATATTAAAGCGAAAATGGACGATTTCAAGGATCGCTACATAGCGGCCCGAACGGAAGCCGAACGGGAAGCTATTTTCGACCAAATCCGCGCCGAAATGGACACTGATGCCGAGGGGGTTGCCAAGGCTGTTTTAGCCCAGATAACCGAAACGAACGAGCGGGCCAAAGAGGCCATCATCAAGGACCAGATAAAGGATATACTCCCCGTTATATCGCTGTCGTATATAGCCAAAGAGTACTTCGGCAAAACCAAAGAGTGGCTCTACCAGCGCGTAAACGGGAATATTGTCAATGGCAAACCTGCAAAATTTACTGACGAAGAAAAGCAAACTCTAAACTTCGCACTCAAAGACATCGCTAAAAAGTTGATGAAGATAAGCGTTTCATAGTATTGCTTTATTTGACACTAAACAGATCTGAAACGCCCGCCCCGATTTTTTCGGGGCGTTTTTGCATTATTTCCCAAAAAGACCTGACCAACACCAGACTCGGTTTCACAAAACTGGTCGCCTACCGCATGGCCGACGAACTATTCGACGGGCAGCACGAAGCCGACGCCCCGGCCTGCTGATCCCCGAACACGATTCCGCCCTCTATGCACCGGCCCCGCTCCCCCGGGGCTTTTTCGTACCTGTTCCATCCGGGACGAAGTATCATATTTCACCTTCCCGGGAGGCGTGCAATTGCACAAGGAGGAGAGAGCGGCTCGGGCTCAACTCGCACACAAAACAACCGTTTTTTCGAGCATTCGGTCCTCTTCGGTTAATTCCCAGCGTATTACGCCGAATCAACTCTGAAAAACCATGCAAAAACCACCTTTTTTCAAACGGGAATCGCCCCATTTCTCTCCCATAAACGCATAAAAAGAGGGAGTTTGACGCACCCAAACTCCCCGAAACAGGAGAAATTCATCGTTTCCTCCGATGGATCTCAACCTCTATGTAAGGGCAAAGATAGTGAAATCTACAGACAACACCTAATCCAATATCACAAATTGTGACCTTGTCTTTTGTCCTTTCATACCGCCAAACAGCAGGTATTTTTGCGTCATGGATCTGTATGCAGCCATCAAACAAATGCGGGAACTCTCGGATCGTCAAGAGCCGTTCTCCTTTTCTTTCATGTCGTGTTCCACATCGACACAGGAGAGCCGCGGGATCGTGGATGTGCGGCATGCCCGACTCCGCCCGCGGCCTCATGCCGACGGGAACCGCTTCGCCGAACTGCTCGAGGAGTACGTGGACCTCGACACCGGAGAAGCCCGCCGGTTTTACCGGCCGCTCCTGATGATCTTCAACGGACAGAAAGTAGTTTTACAATGAAGAAACAAACAACCGGCAAGAAACCGAAAATCCGACATCTCTCCGATTCGGCCGCTATCCTCGACTTCGGAGGTCTGGCCATATCGCTCTCGACCAGCCCCCGCAGCAGTTTCGACAGCTACATCTTCGACATGGCGGCCGACGGCGGAGGCAACTGGGAGCAAACCTACCAGACCGTGCGTGGTTACAAGATCGTCCCCTACGGCATCAACAACGACTTTCCCGTGATGATCCGTGACATCATGGCCCGTAACAACCTCGCTCCGGGGGTACTCCACCGCAAACAGAACCTGCTGACCGGGCAGGGAGCATTTCTCTACGAAAACGCCTTCGACGGCGGCAAGATCACACGCCGCTGGGTCGATGATCCGAACATCTCCGCATGGCTCCGATCCTGGGACTACGATCGTTTCATCGACCAGGCCGCGACGGACTATCTCCATACAGGCGGGTTCTTCGCCATCCATCCCCTCGAACGCGGATACCGCCTGCCGGGACACGGCCGCCGCATCGCCCGACTGGAGTTCGTCAGCGCAAAAGACGCCCGCCTCGAATGGGCCGACTCCCGCAATATCGACGACGTGCGGCACATCCTCGTCGGGGATTTCGAAACGGCTTGTGTGAATTCCGGACTGCGGAGCTATCCCGTATTCGATCCGACCGATCCGGGCCGCTATCCGATTTCGGCATCCTACAACTACACCTATGCTTTCGGACGCAATTTCTACGCTACGCCCGGATTCATGGGTGCCATCCGCTGGATTCTCCGCGGTTCGGACATCCCGATGATCTTCCGGCATGTAACCGAAAACGGATTGAATCTGGCCTATCACGTACACTCCCCGCAGGGATACTGGGACCGGATCGAAGAAAAACTTCGGGAAAAGTATCCCGAAGAGCAGCCCGAGGAGATCGAAGCCCGCTACAAACAGGCCAAAAAGAAGATCCTCGACGCTCTGACCGAGACCCTCTCCGGGAAACAGAACGCCGGGAAATTCTTCGAGTCCATCGACTCCTATGATGACGACCACAATCTCATCACATGGAAGATCGAGCCCGTAGACCAGAAGATCAAAGACTTCGTGGAGGCGCAACTCAAGATCAGCGAGGCAGCATCCTCGGCGATTACTTCAGGCATGGCACTCCACCCCTCGCTGACGAACATCATGGTGAACGGCAAACTCGCCAGCGGCTCCGAAATGCTCTACGCCCTCAAGGTGTTCCTGCATTTCGACACGCGCATCCCCGAGCGGGTAATCCTCGGTCCCATCAACCAGGCCATCGCCTACAACTTCCCCGGAACCCGCTACCAGCTCGGGTTTTACCATGCAGTAGTCATGTCCGAGGAAGGAATCTCCGAATCCGAACGTATGAAAAACAACTGATGCCATGCTTTTCAACAAAGACAACGACGGTCCGGCCGAACTTCAGGAATTGCTGGGCATTTATTACCAGACCAACCGCTACTCCGTAATCGCCACGGAGATCGCGCTGGCGGAGGCGGACATTCGCCGCATGATCGGCAGCGAGCTCTTCGCGCGGGTCGAAACCTACTATAATTCTCCGGCATTCGAAACTTCCGGCTCCGACCCCGAAGCGCTGATAGCCCGTGCGGTCCGCCTTCCGGTCGCAGCGCTGGCCGTCTACCGCTTCTACCAGCAGAACACCGTAGGACATGAGGACGAGGGGCGCAAAGTGAAACTCGACAAGGAAAACGAGTCTATCCCGTGGCGCTGGCAGATCGAAATGGACGACCGCGCCCTGCTCGACCGTTATCACCGGCTGCTGGATGCCATGTACCGCCTCTTCGAGGAGAACGACATCCCGGAATGGCGGCAGGCTCCGGTGCTCAAACGGCTCGAGGCGTCCCTCGTGCGTTCGCTGGACGAGTTTCAGGAGGTATTCCCGATCGAGAACTCCTACCACACGTTCTATCTGCTCGTTCCCTTTATGGTCGAATGCCAGGAACGGAAGATCGTGCGGGTTGTCGGGGCCGAGAACTTCCGGAAAATTCTCGCAGGGGATACCGCTGAGGACAACCTCGGGGAGATCGCCGCGGCCGCAAAGAAGTGCATACCGCTCTATGCGGTGCAGACCGCCGTAAAGCGGATGTCGGTACAGATTCTTCCGGATGCCGTCGTGCGCCGATTCTCGGCATCCTTCCAGGGTGGAAAAGCGAATGAACCGGCCGACATCGCAACGACCCGATACCTGCTGCGCACGCTCGAAGAAGAAACCACGGACGCCCTCACCGAGCTCCAAAAGGCCGTAACCAAGCGGCGCAACGTTGCTGCCCAATATGATCCGCTGCCCGAGAACGATCCCCGAAACAAATACTTCACCGCCGGATGAACACACTCGAAATTCCCGGCCGGGGTATCAAAATCGACATCCCGGCGACGTACGACGAGATGACCGGCCGTCAGGTCGTTCACATCATGCAATGCCTGGCGAAACATCGCGCGGGGCTTATGTCCATCGACGAGTTCCGGGTGAGGGTTTTGTACAAACTGTGCGGAATCCGCCGGACACTCCGGAGTGCGATCCGAACAGCATGGCATCCCGAGACGCCGGCGCAGCGCGAACGACGGGCCGAACAGGTCGCTCTCCTCTGCGATCAACTTCTCGGCGGCATTCTGGAAAAAACATCCGACGGTTATCAGATCCGGTTCGACTCCGTGCGCAACTTCTGGCCTTCGGTGCGCATCGGCTGGCGAAGGCTCTTCGGCCCGGCGGAGGCTCTGCTGGATATTTCGTTCGCAGAGTTCCGCGGGGCATCGGACGAAATGCAGCTCTATCTGCAAACCAACGACGACCATCATCTCGACCGGATGCTCGCATGTCTCTACCGGCCGGCCGGGCCGCTCCAGCCCTCCGGCCGCCGCGTCGTCCCCTACTCGCCCGATACGCTCGACCGGTACGCC